GTGAACAAGAAGCGTTTGAATTGATATATAGAACAAAATTTATCTATGATAACCTTCCAAAATGGCTGAAACCGGAAATCGGAACTGATAATAAACGGGAAATATCGTTTAATAAATTGAAATCCCGAATATTTTCAATACCGAATAATCCTGCGGCAGTACGGACTTATTCGCCCCGCCGTGTTATATGGGACGAAATGCCTCATACACCATTTGATGGTGAGATTTGGAATGCCGTACTGCCGGTAATTGAAAAAGACGGTAAGTTTGTTGGTATCGGTACTCCGAATGGACCGTATACTCAACATGCTATACTCTGGCTGGATAAAAATAATGATTTTGTAAAACTGCCGATTAGATATACTCTCCACCCTGATAAAAATGAGGAATGGAAAGCAAAACAGAAAGCGTTATATTCTCGTGAAGTTTGGAACAGAGAACAGGAGTTAGATATTTCGGCTGGTACTGAATTGATATATAAAGACTTTGCTCCTGAAAATATAAGTAACGTGTTAGACGATTACTCCCTCTATCCTATCTATCGAACTATGGATTTTGGGTTTCATACACCGGTTTGTATCTGGGCATATCTTAAAGATGGAATGTTAATCCCCTTTGCTGAATGGTATGGAGAAGATAATACGATAGAACAAATGGCGTTTCAAGTGCTTGCCATAGACGAACAATTACATATTACTGAAAATGAAATCACTATGACGTATGGTGATCCTGCAGGTGAGGCAGTTACTGATGAGGGACTCTCAGCTGTTGATAAAATACGAAAAGTTATACCGGATTTTAAATTCTCTTCTCGAAAATCTAATATTCTACCCGGTGTTGATACGGTACGGTCGAAAGTTAAAGACGCTAATAACGATGTCTGGCTGAAAATCTATAAGTCTGGTAATCCGCTTCATATTTCTATTTATGATAAAGGTTGCCCTCGATTGATAACTGATATACAGAACTACCGTAAATGCGAGAAGTCTGAATTACCGTTTAAAGACGGTATTACAGATCATGGTAATGACGCTCTTCGATACCTTTGTATTGGAATCTACGGTACAATTACTGAACTTGATGTCAATTCATTACTCACTGCTAAAGTGGTTGGAGTACGACAATGTTTAATTGGTTGAGAAAAAATAAAGAGAAAAAAGTAGAGAAAAATAATATTGGTGCGCTTATCACTGAGGATTCTCCTTCTAAAGACCGTTTTATTAAGCGCCCTCTGTCTGAACTTGATGATTATAGATATTTTTCTGATATGGATACCTTCTTTCGGTATCTGGCAAGAGAAGTAGTTGTTATCGCAAATTGTATTCGCCGTTGGCAATCGCTTTGTTCTACCCGCTCCCGATACGAATTTGAGGGTTCTGAATCAGAAGTTAAAAAAGCAAGAGAATGTATTGAGAGACTCGGGGAAAAGTTGTACTCAGAACAAGGAATACAAAAAGACGGAATTCAGGTACTTACCGATTCGTTTTTTACCGAAATGTTTACGGTCGGGCGATTTGGTTTTTCAGTAGTACCAGAATCCAGCGGTAACGGTATTAAACAAATTAAACAGTATGATACGTATAATGGGATTCAGTGGGTAGAAATGGAGAACGGTCAGAAATTACCGTTTGTTGTGGTAGACGGTAATTTAAATCCTCTACCTCCATATTTCTATTACAATGCTTTCAACCGGTCATTTAAATTTCCTGCTGGTCATTCGTTACTCTGGACCATTGAATGGGTTGCCCGTGTAGAGGAACAGTTATTACTTGATATGGCGGTCTCTACACATAATATTGGCAATCCTCGTATGCATATGAAAATTAAACCGCCGTCTATTTTACCCGGAGAAAATCAGAAACAATATCTTGCCCGTGCTGACAAATACTTCGATGACACCGTAGATAAATTTAAAACGATAGAAGTAGACGATAATATTTTTACCTGGGACTCCGTTGAAATAGAAATTATCGGTGCGAAAAATGCAAAAGGGTCGTATACTTTTAAAGAGAATATAGAGGTTGCTGCAGAAGAAATTATCGGGGCATTCGGTCTCTATCCATGGATCGTTGGATTCTCTCATGGTGCAACAAAAAATTGGGTTGAGGTGCAGTTTAATACGTTGTTAACAGATATTAAGAATTTACAAAATGACGCTTCTTCTATTGCTGAGTACATAGCAAATTTAGAATTGAAACTGAACGGTATTAAAGCAGTCGCTAAATTTTTGTACTCCGAAAACCAAAATCCTAATGTGCATAGAATAAGACAGGCTGAAGCAACACATTTTGATACAGTACATAAAAAAGTGTTAACCGGATATATTGATAAAAATGTTGGGGCTCGTGAACTTGGTTATGTATTACCATTTAATCAAGAGATTGTTAATTTAAACAAAAAGGACGTGAATGATGGGAAAGAAAAAGACGGTGACGGAGACAATACTGAAAACGACAACAACAACGGTCTGCTGCCCGAATTGCAAGGTTATATTTCATCCAAATACTAAAACGGATGAGTGCCCGCGCTGTCATTCTGTTGTTAAAATAACGAAAAAGGGGACTTTATATGCAGAAACAATTATCTAGAGTTTCTGGTCTTATTGAGCAATGCGCTGATAATGAGATAGAATCTGACGTAAAAGTAATAAATTCGTTGGTATCACCTCCACCGAAAATTATAATTGCTTCTGATGTCTATATGAAAAAATGCTGGTTGGCTGGAGATGCTTTAAATTCTCATTACGGCAGATTTCATACTGAGGATATACCAAAGTTGCTAAATCTTGTACAAGGTGCTCCGCTGATGGAAATGCATAATACCGGCGGTCTTTTTCACGGTCGAGGTACTCTTCCTATTGGACGATTTTTCGGTGGTTCTATTGAGAAAAAAGAAGTTAATGGTGAAATAGTTACCTATGTCGTTCCGAAATTCTATTGGATGGTTGCGCATAGCGGCGCAAATGATTTAAAAATAAACATCGAGGGAGGAATTTATACAGAGGCGTCTATTGGATTTTATTATGAAAAAACTGTTTGTTCAATTTGCGGAAAAGACATTATGGAGTGCTCTCATATACTTGGTGAGAAGTACAAAAACGCTCTCTGTTTTTACTGGTACCAAAATCCTGTCTCAGTACTTGAAGGTTCAATCGTTTACCGCGGTGCTCATCCCGGAACTCAATTTGAGAATAATGAGTACGATGGAGAAATAAAAAAGAAGTGTATTACTGTAATCAATAATGGAATAAAAACTAAAATCGGAATAATTTAATGACTGGGTCAGAATACGAAAATCTTATGGATGCGATATTGTTTGTGAAAAAAGAGGTACAAACAATAAATGTAAAATTATTTGACCACGAGCACGGTATTGCCGTTATGGTACACGATAATACGGCAATGAGGAAATTGATTGAACGGGAAGACACTATTAACAAAACCAATGCAACGGCTCTATATGTTGAAAGTACAAAAAAACATCTGTTTTATCTTTGGTCTGCTATTATAAGTGGTATTGTAACAGTTGCGGTTTATCTGTGGGAAAAGTCGAGAAATTAATATGTTAGAATACCTTGATAAAGAAAAATTTGCTTGTCATTGTTGCGGACAAAATTTTATCAGTGATAAGTTGATAGAAATGGTAAATACTGCTCAGAAAATTGCCGGTATACAGTTTGTAATTACCAGCGGCTGCCGATGTAAAAATCTAAATGCTCTTACTCTCGGTAGTTCACCGGATTCTTCCCATATAAAAGGTTTGGCTGTTGATATAAAAGTAAGAGATAGTGGTGAACGATGGATCATTGTATTTGCTCTTTATAAAGCTGGATTTAAAAGAATAGAGGACGCTGCTACTTGGGTGCACGGTGATATAGATCTTGATAAACCTCAGAACGTATTATTCAGAAAATAGGAAATTATTATGCGGTTGCGTATACCGATTGGGAAAATAATAAAAGCTGTTACGGTTGTCTATCCGATTGTAAAGGCAATTAAGAATAAGAAGATTGTAACTATTAACTTAAATAAACCACTGGACTATGAAAAAATAACAGTAAAGGAAAAATCTATGGGAAATTTATTGAAAACTAAAACGTTCTGGGCAGGAATCGCTCTTATTGCTACCGGTATTCAACAATGGCTTTCTGGGGACCAGCACACTGGTTTACAATCAGTGCTTGCCGGTTTTGGACTTATCTTTCTTCGGGACGCTGTTCGGAAATAGTTGTAATTGGTTTAAACTGTTTGATAGAAATATTAAAGCAGTTGTATTTAACCGTTCTAAATGATGAAAAAATGAGATAAATAGTTTGCCTTTGGCTTGTATATCGTAGGGAAAAGAATAGAGAGCGATCTTTCGCACTAATATTTGTTTATCTGATAATTGTAACTCATCACCGGATAGAATCCAGTCGAGAGTCTCTTGAGTTGTTTCCATTGTTGTATCTCTTTCATTTTAAATGTATGTTTTTTGATATGCTAAAAGCATCTTGAATTGATAGCCGGTAATGTATACGGTATCTGTCAGGAATACTACTCGATTTACTTTCCCATTCCTTCCACACAATCTTGAAAAATAGAGAGATAAACCGTTTAATGTTAATTGGCTTAATCATTTATTCTACCTCAATTTTAATGGTAATAAATTCAACGTTACAGGGTAATTCATAAATCATATCATCTTCGTGTTCGCAAGTGATAGTAATTGCATTTTCGCTTGATTCTCCACAAGCACTACAAAAAAACCAATTTCGATTACTACCTAAGTAAGCAGGTCGCTTAACCGTGATTGTTTTCATCTCTGGTAGATTTCTAATACATTTTTGGGTAGTACTTAATGGGTCGCTAATTTCAGCTGAATCAAATCCATTTACTGACACCTCAAACTCCTTTCAATAGCTTATTTACTTTTACAGCAATTACAAGGAATAATATATATTTTGCCTTGTAATGCACCGCCTATAGTATAATCATTTATTTTCAATACACACCCACATCGTGAACAAAATATAGAAATATCAATATCTGTTTCATCGGAACTGTTAGCTGTATAAATACATTCTTTAATACTTATTTTCATAGTTATACTCCTTTCAATAGCTTATTTACCGCAAATAAAACCACAATATTACCAGCCCATAAATTCAGGTAAATTTTTATATTCCTCAAGTGTATACCAGCTAAACGTGAGTATGAATTTTTCATCTGTTATAACTTCGGATTTGGGAAAACCTTCAGCAATTTGTTGAATCTCTTCTCCCAATTTTTCGATAGGTACACAATATCCGCTACCTAAAACTGCGTGGGTTATGTGTACGTATAATGTTTTTTCGTTCATTGGTTATACTCCTTTCATTATTTCATTTACCGCAAATAGCACAATGTTCCCTAAAAAACATACCAGATAGATTACTTCTGGATTAATCCATCCGGTATAAGTTAATTTATGTGGATTCGTTTCATAGTCTTTATAACAATGGTATAAATATTTAGCAAACCATTTATTGAATGGTAAACATCTTAACCATTCCATATTATCATATAAGTCAAACCATTTGTAGTCAGGATTCCGCAAATGCACCAGCTTCTTAAACCACTGATAAAATATGCTCTCGGCATTGCAGAAGATAAGCCACCAGTAGACTATTCCTGCCGATATTCCATAGAATAACGGTGAATGTAAATGTAATTTAGATTTCTCGATAGCACTCAACAAATCAATCCATTGGTAATAACGGTATTGTAAATATCCCGCAAGCAATATCCCTGCACCATTTAGAACATAGCTCCAGCGGATTCTATACCACCGCCCGCCGGGAATTGAATCCTTCCAGAAGTTTGGTATCCAATTCCATCCAGCTTCAGGATGTTTAGGACAATGGTTTTTTATAAGTTTTTGTAGTAACTGTTGTTTTACATACCACTCTTTGACTGCTATGTCAATGAGTGCTACGCCGAGCGCCACTGAATAGATTAACCAGAAGTTCATATTACCATCCTAACTCTTTTTTGAGTATCTTTAGTTTTTTTTCAAGAAGGCGGTCTACTTTAGCCATTGTTATGTCAGCATTATCTCTATTAAAAAAATACCAATTTCCGTTAATTCCACCAGACCATTTTTCTTTAATTTCACCTTCAATTACTGTGTATGTTGTATCAACCATACAAACGATAAGTCCTTCACCCAAAATTTTAACATAATGAGTAGAAGAGTCTTTTTTCCATTCAGTCATATTATTCTCCCTTATCTTTTGCTAATCTGTCAATATTACTTAATAATGCTTTTAATCTGTTTACTTTATTAAATAAATATGCAATTATAGCAATCTCTTTTGACGTGGATAAGCTAAATATTTGTGGTGAAAAATTACTCTTTTTTCTATTATCATTGAAAAGTTTGTTTGTTTGATTATGAATTAATATATTTGCTATATCAACTTCCGCAAAATCCCAATTTTTGTATTCAGGCGGAACACGAAACTTGTACTTTTCTGTAACACCCTCAATAGTTACCGGGATTTCAAAACTAACTTCTTTTTGCTTTTTCATATTACCCTCTCAATATTTAGTGTGGTCAGGACAGTAAACTTTACCGTCCTTGTATTGCCAATGTGGATTATTAAAATTTTGATTTATCAGTGATATAATTAATTGTTCTTTAGTTTTAAAAAGAAGATAATGTATATCATTCCCATATCTTTCTCCGCATTCATCACAAAAAACTGTCCACATCTTGACTTGTTTAATCATATTACCCTCTCTTAATTACCCAGATTATTTTCCCACAGTAATGGCTAAATATAATAATAGACCAAGTATTATTATTAACCATAGAATATAATATGTCAATAAATATAGACGCTTTTTCATAGCTATCTCTTTTTATTCAAATAAATTATCAATAGGAAAAATAAACAAACCATCTCTATCATTATTATTACAATCCCGGTTGTAGGCATATTATTCTTCTTCATTTATACGATATATAATCGCAAGAATTGTTATCATTAATATAGTATTACAAGTTTCTGTACAACTTGTTCCATCTGGTAAATATATTATAATCTGCATATTATTCTTCCTTAAATTAAATTCCATAGATAGTCGTACAGTCGGTTCATTGCATCAGCTTTTGCTTCGGCAAGAAATTTGTAATCTATTCCTGGAAATACATTATCGTTCCCTTGTATACTTAAACAATAAGTATTATCAGCAAATTCTACTATATGCAAACGATAACCGCAATAATAGCCAATATTTCCAACCCACTTAATCTCTTCATCTAGATTCCACCTCTTTGCCCGCAGGATTCGCTTAATGCAATCCTGTTTATATTCAGTTTCTTTTATAATCATAAGTTTAGCTATATTTCTATTGTATTTATATTCAACTGTAATACTATCATCAGTTAAAAGATAATAATATGAAGGAAAATGATATATTACACTATCAGTATATCGCCACTTCATTGTGCATTTATTCTTTTCCATATTATTCCTTCTCTACTTTCCTTGATTGTTCAAGAGCTTGCGTTGCTACTTTATTGCCCTACAGCACTTCGGTTTCCGCTTGCTCAATCTCGGCTTGCGTCAGTTGATTTTCACTATTTTCCATTTTATTTTTTATCCATTTTTCATAAGATTGTACTGTATATAAATCTTCATTAAATATTAAACATTTTCTATTTCTTTTCCCGGCTTGCGTCAGGCGGTCTGTGTGATAATGTTTATTTTCATCCTGCAAGCAACTTATTTCATCAGAAAAATTACTTAATTCTTTTTTGAGTCGCTCATAATTACCGTTTAGTATTTTAAGACTTACGTTCTCTGTCCGCAGTCGCTCATTTTCCCGCAGACAATCAATTAAATCGTCTTGAAGTCCACTGATTTTTTTCTCATAGAATTCTATTGCTTTTATAATATCAGATTTTGCATTTTCAATATTAATATCCATTTATTTTACCTCCTATTGATTTCCTCCGGGTTATATACTGAAATAAAAAACCGATTGTAATAATACTGAAAAAAACAAATATCATTGTGCCGATCCTTTCATTTCTCTTGGATTCAAAAAACTTAATAAGCGCTTCGTTTTTGGCTAATTCAAATTGCAATGAATCTATTTTTGACTGTATAATACATAAGCTGTCGAGTAATTGGTTATACATAGATTATTTATTCTCTCCTATCTGAAAACATTGTTTGATATGATTCGGTATTAATCCTAAATTCTCAAATATCAGCTTTTTAATCTGACTATCAATAAAATATACATCGCAGTAATCTGTCTCGGACCGAACCCCTCGCCCAATAGATTGGATTAAGGTCTGAATTGTAGTGCATTTGTACCAAAATTTACCGATGGCACCACTGTTGTAAATACGCTGAGAAACCTTTTTATCGGCAAGAGATTCATAAGGACACTTAGCGACTATGATAAACCGGGTATAATCATCATCAAATGAGACTCCTCGCTCCATAGATGGTGAAACCATTATAAGTGGCTTGGCTGAATTCTTAAACTTCTCTATCTGTTCATAACGGTCTTTTGTATTGTGAGAGATAAACCGGCGGTACAGTAATTTATTCCCTTGATTATATTCTAATATCTTATCGCGGAGTTTGTAACTAGTACAGTGTATCAATCCCTTTTCTTTCGGATATTGTAAACATATAGACTCGATTTTTCGGCAGATTGTAAATACGTCTTGGTCAAAAGTTTTGTATGATAAATCACCGGCAGTTTGAAAATAGATTGGTCTGTTCTCCGGAGGAAACGTAGAGGGTACTTGTATATATTGAATTTCAGATTTATCTATACCAATTAATTGAGAGAATACTGATAACGGTGGAAAAGTAGCGGACATCATAATGATTTTATCGGTTATATAACGGAATAAATATTCGGTACTCATATCACCGGTAATCCATAATGGCTGGAATAAATGACGTTTCCCACTGTAACGGCTTTCTTCTTCTTTATATAACCAGGAATCATCTACGTATTTTATAAACGATTTGAGTCTATTCATTAAACTGTTAAACTGTTTATATGCGCGTGAAACCTCTATATCTTCTTCACTGGTAATTGTATCTATTAAATCAAGCTGATGTTCAAGATCTTTAACCAATATCGTTACTGCCTGCAACGCATCGCCGGCAAACTTTTTCCAGTCAACAATCGAATGAATAGATTGAGTAGTGCGGTATTTAGGTGCTCGAACTCCTAAGCGCTGAATGTCACGGTCGGTTATCGATAAAGAAATAAAATCAGTTAATAATGTCTCTATCATATCGGCTTCATCGAATATACCGATTGGAATATTAGCAGCAGCGAAAGATCCTGCATAATTAGCCTCAGTAATAAAGTAGGCATAGTTCAATACTCTCAATGGGTGTTTGAGTACTTTGTTCTTTTGAATTTTATACGGACAGAACGAACAAGATGCTTTATGTAGCTTCGAACACATATCGGTTGTTTGAAATGGATTTATTCCACATTGGTAATTAGACCGTCCTTTTAATATTTCGAACTCGGGGAAATCGGATTGTAACTGTTCTTGTAGCGCTTTACTGTGTACTAAATATACCATTGATTTATACATATTACCGATAATTGTACCAATTAAAGATTTACCGGAACCGGTCGGCGCTTCTAACACAATATACCGTTTATCAGATTCTAATAACAATTCGATTGCTCGCCGTTGATACCGCCGAAAACTTTTGTCTACAAAATGAGAGAAAAAGTCTTTTGACTGTTCGATAGTCTCAAAATTATGCTCAGCGTAATTTTTAAACTTATTGTCCGACATTTGCGTTAAAACCTCTGATTTTGTATACCAGCGTTTTTTCCTGGTATACAAATTATATTATGTAAACCTTAAAAATAATAAATTGTATTTTTTTAATAACTGCTGTTTTTGATAAAAATTGAGCACGAATTTGTATATCTGGTATAATGGTATAATGGTAAATTGGTAAATTGTATACTTGTATTTGGTATCACGGAAATTGAGGCAGTTCCGTATATATATATTGTATATATATATAGAGAATACTCTATAAACCAGGGTTATTAAGTATTGAAAATATTTCATTCGATATACTCTCTATTTTTTGTACAACTTCGGTTTTATCTTTGAGATTTGACCGGATTATTTCTTCCTGTAAATTCTCGGCGTCTAACTGAAGTTCACTGAGCCGTTGCTTTTTCCGAATTTCATTGAGCATTTGTAATTTGCTTTCTAATTGGGAAAGAGAGCCGTTGATTTCTTTGTCCTCTTTTAAGATCTGTAATAATACCGAACACCCTACGGTAAATATAATTCGATGGAGTATAGAGTTATTCTGTCGTTTGCCGGTCTTCGGATCTCTTAACCAACCATCCGGTATTAGAGAGCATATCTCTGCAAATATATCTAATCCGAACGGCATAACCCGATAATGAATAGTTTCCGAATGTCCTTTTTTGTCGGTTGCCGGAATACCGTATAGCATATAGTTACGTATTGTGTGTTTGAAATCTGTCCACGTCCAATCCTGTGTTTCTTTTCCTCTGGTACTGATATTACCTTTTTTAGTCATTCGATAGTCCTTTTTATATCTATTTCATTGACAGCATTAGATTGTCCTTTAATTATAGCATTAATTTTTATCTGTTCTAAATAATTCAGTGCTTTTTCAACAGAAGAAAAATAGAGAGTTTCAATAGTATTATGTGGCTTCTGTTTTCTTACTTTCTTTTGTTTATCAAATAGATTTGTCTGGCGGTATTCCATAATGATGGTCTATATTTCGTCTTAATACAATATAACAGTAAGTTAAATGATCTAAGATAAACTGTTCTAAATCTGTACGGTGTTTACTCCAGTAGATATGTAAACCGTAGAGCACCCGTGCTTGTTTGAGAAATCCTCGTATAGATTCCACGGATATCGAACTGAAAAACGGTACATCGAACGGATTGTCGGTTTCTATTACGAGCGCCTTAAAAAAGAAGTCCTGGATTGATTCCAGCTTCTCTGCAGTACGTTTGCGGTCTACCCCTATATAAGTTAAGAAATCGCTTGTTTGCTTTCTCTCAATCGTTACCATTGATTCAAAGCCCTGTATAGAATAGTCACCGTGGTGTAGTACTTTTGACATGCGGGGTACTTCTGAATTCTGAAATAACGGCAATTGTTCCCGTGTATCTATGACTAATTTAAACCCTGCCGGTATAACCGTTGGTTTAAACTGCCAGGCCTGGTCAAACCTTATCCTTGCTTTCTGAGAAATCAATCGTATGCTCCTGTGCTTCGGCTGGTACAGATAATTCGTACTTGTTACAGAAATCCAGTATCTTGGTTTTTATCTCCATAGCTTTGGTATAATTACCGGATTTAAGATTGTATCTCATAGAATCTACCATATTATCCAGTACATACCGTTTAGACGGTCTTAAACCCGCCTCTATCATCTTCTGTTTTAATATCAGGTATAACATAGGAATTATGGGGGGAATCGAACCCCCCGGAAAAGGGAAAACGGATTAACCTCTTCTATAACCATACATAATTCTTCATACAACAGGATTAATAAGGAGTTTCTTCAGGAAATGCGCCTTTTGGTACTGTCGGTGCTGGTCGTCCTACTGGTGCTGGTTTTCTCCCTGTTACTCCCGGACGTCCTGCAACTCCCGGTTTTGTTGCTGTCGGTCTTGCTGTCGGTCTTGCTGTCTGAATTGCGGAAATTTTATCAATGTTACAGTAATCTTTTCCGTCTTTGGCATAAACTGAAGTTTCAACATTAATCGTCCGTCCGGGTAATTTAACCATTAGCGCATCAAAAACATCAGCGTTGAATAAATCATAATATCCGGATTCGTCTTGTGTTAACGTTAAATTGGGAAATAACTGGTCAAACTCATCAGCAAGTCCTGTGCATACAAGCACGTCGCATAATTTCTGCACACCGAAATTTGTATGAAGTGGAATAAAAATCGTTCCTCCAGCTCCATTTTCCTCAGGAATTTTATCGTCTACCACTGAAAGCGGTAACATCCAGCTTATCTTCTGAGTTTTTTCGTTGATAAATTCCTGAATACCTTCTTCAAATATCATTAAATGCGATCCCGGCTGCGGTATCTGAAACTGTCCGTAACTGGCTTCTGTTCTCCCTGTTTCTTTAATGTTCATAGATAATTCTCCTTGTAACAATACTACGTTATTTGACTGCTAGACTCTTGGCCTGAAATATATTCAGTCCAGGAATCTCTGTTATTTGCTGTTTCGTAATTGCTTCCATAACTTTCTTATGGTCAATGGTGAGATATTCTCGCGGTACTTGGTTTATATCAATAACCTCATACGTCCAAGTCCGGCGAATGGTGGTACTCCCGGATTCCAAAGTCTGAGTATTCGGGCGGATTAATTGTTTTGCGTTATCCTCAGCAAGTTTAATCCGGTTGGTTGAATCTAGTTGTACTGCTTCTGATACACTACCCTGTACCGCTGCTAACCGTCTTAACCGTTCTTGTTCTTCTTCGATTTTCCGCCGGGTTTCTGCTTCTACTTCTAACCGCTTGGATTCAAGATAACTTTCATAATCAACAATAACCCTGCGGAATTTGTTTTCGGCGTATTGAAAGTTGGCTTCAATCTCTTTGAAAAACTGGTTGATTGTGCAAACTTGGTCATTGAGCGGTTTAACCATTGATTTCCGCTTGCCTTCCAATAGACTGACAATGTTCTTACAGTCTTTAAGAAAAATCAGCGCTCCGTTTTTTGTACTGTCGTCTATTAACACGATGTTGTTTGAATGATTTGAATACCAATCGCCGGCTTGCTTCAACTTGTTGACCGATTCCTGAGACTGTAAATCTAGAATCTCGATGACGGTTGTAATAGCCGTGTACTTTCCGTTGTCTGTGGTCTCCATAGATTAACTCTCCTTAACTAAATAAATGAAGTTGTTACTTTATTAAGTATACTAAACGTTTGTCTGTTGTTGGGTCCTATTGTAGCATTAAATAAAATACTGATATTGGATATTAAATACTTTTTACTTTTAAAACGGAAATCTGTGTCGGAAATACTATAAATACGTATACTTTTATCAGGAAATGTAGCGGTACTCAAATTTGTTTTTCCGGTTTTATAATTTATTCTATATCCCCAATTATAAAAAATCGTTAAAAGTCTATCACCAGTTAAATTTGTCCATATAAAACCAGGTTCCACATATGGTTGGGGAAGACTAATATATGAATGCGGTATATTTACAAGAGGAAAAAGATGTGGAGTACCAATAGCCCTCGATGTAAGAAATTGACAACCAATAAACTCATCTGATGATTCATAAACAATGTCCCAAATTCCTTGTATATAATTAACTATTTGTAAATGGACATCTTTATAAAAATACTTTAATTTATTATGTTGAAAACCTATATCAGAAATTAAATAGAATCGCCTACTCTTATTAAAAAGATATGCGAAACTTGTCTTAATTCTTCCTGCCCGCCGGTGAATTGTAAAATTCATTGATGCAAGAAAAGTTAAAAAATCATCGTGATTCATTCTTGACAAATCTACATAATCATCAAATTCGGCTATTAACATATTGTCCTTTCTAACTAAATTTAATTATTTTTTCTATGTCAAGCGGTACCGGTGAGTACCCTCTCAACTTCGTACCGGTTAATTTGCAGAGAAAACTACCATCGCCTTCGAAATGTACAAATGGCGGATAAACTATTTCACTGGTGTAAATTTTATTCTGTTCATCGTACCGATACCGTGTATCTACCAATCCAACTAAATCGCAATATGATCCGATATTGCGGCTGAAATCCTTGCCTCTCAATGCAGGACCGGCCTTCAGTGCTCGGTTGTACTTCGGGTTTTCTTCAAGCAATGCGGTACATATTACGATATAACCTTGCTGAGAGAGAATACCCAGTAAATTAAATAGCCGTGTCATCTGTCCTGCAAGTCCACCGTACCCTTCTAGAGACAGCTTGGCAGAATCGGTAAGCTCTTTGCGCAGCGCCTTCTTTCCCTTTTCTTCTGTAACCTCAATCCGTTCATCTATTATCTCATTGGAAAGCGAAACATTCATAAGATAACTGAGCGAATCAATTACTATGGTACGGACGGGTACTGGATTCTTTTCCCCCTCTCCTTTGTACCAGGTACTTAACACCGGTTTATTCAAAAACTCCAGTAAATCAAACCAATTCTGATATAAACAGAAATCAATACGAACTCCCGGGCGGTCTGCTGCTGATAACCAGCGCTCTGGGTCTCGGGGCTCAGTAACAATGTACTTGATAGGGTCCGGAGCTGTCTGTAAGATCGACGTACTCTTACCCACTCCCATCTCACCGTAGAGCAAAATAAATATGCCGTTGCTTTTTGGTTTGCCGTTTGGTTGATAAATATTCATAGATCATCTCTCCTTATGAAAAACTACATCCATCTATTATTACATTGTTTCTGGTAAATACAATACGATAACTTCGTTTAATATTATGGGGTGCAGGGAAAAGATCATTTACGATAGCTTTTATATCTAGTAATTTAGCTATGCAAAGAGAATAAAAATTGCAAGCTGCACGAAAACAATTTGAATCGTAATAATGTACTGATTTAAATACATTGTCAGTACGAGTTTCATCTGCTGAAATAAAGCAGGTTATTTCAAATGTTCTGTCGTTTATAGTTTTCATAAATCATCTCTCCTCTGTTTTTGTTACATAATAAATGTCATCGTTTATCTCACCATCAGAACTACATACCGGATAATATTTGCATAGCTGTCCATAAGCCCGGCAGCCAGTCCGTTCTTCATAGAAATACTCTACTCCATATTCCGCTATGGATTTTATCTCATTATGAATTACTGCTATATCGTTGGCCAATCGGTCTAAACGAAACTCATTACGGTAGAATGTGAATCCGTACATTCCTTTGTCCCGGTCTAAGTTAAGAAAATAATGTTTAGGGCGGGAAAATATGTCCTTACGAACTCGTTCTCCGTATTCCGCCGGTACTTCTCCGTCCTTCGGTTCCATAAACGGTACGCGGGTTATTTCCATCACACAATACTGTAAAGATTGATTTAATAGAAAATAGAGGGCTATCTGTGGGGAAATGGTAAATCGGTCGGAGTAGAAATCGGGTTTGCCGGTAAGCTTAGACTCTACGAAATAACCTTTGTACAAACGGTCTATGGTTCCCAATATCTTAAATTCTTCATCAACTTTGATTCCATTGGTTAATACAGAAAGTAAATTTTTACTTATCTCTACTTCACACCGGCAGGCAGTGTCCGGTACAATAAATTGACAATAAGCTGTATACAATGCTTTGATTTTCTGTATGTCCCAAGACTCTAGCTCATAGTCTTTGATTAACTGAGCCACGTTGTCCATTGTACCAGCATTATGTATCACTTCCAGTGTCTTATGCCAAAGTGCCCCACGCTTTATTACTGCCGGTAATTGAGAAGCATAAATTTCTAAACCGACTATGTTCCGCATATAATACAGCCGTTTACAAATATGCCAATCGGTAAGCTGTGAATTGCTTAGATACGGTTTCAACTCTCTCTCCTTATATTACTTCTGATTCATTGCCTGAAATGCAGTTACTTCGGTCTTTTTTGAATTTAAATACTGGCGAACTTGATCCTTGGGAAATAATAGATGTTTACCCAATTTGAGAAACGGAAATTTTCCTTTGGATGTCAGCCAATATAAGTAGCTGGATTTCCAGCCGGTCATTTGTAATATCTCAGTACGAGTGTAACAGTTGTTCTTATTCATTTATCCTTCTTATATTGATGTTCAAAATTATCTATCGCTTTTCTTTTATTAAATATATCTGTATGTATGTACTGCCGGGTAGTTTTAATATCTCTATGACCTAAAATTTCTTGTACAGTAGATAATTCTATTTTACAATCATTAATCAGATAACTGCAGAAACTATGACGAAGAAAATGTACTCCTTTTTTTACATTGGTAGGAATCTGATTGTAGAATCCAGTACGCTTTAGTAACTGATGTACTGAATGTCCATAATTGTAAACTTTTCCGCCTGATGTTGAAACAAAAA